CTGTTGCATCAGCGGCGTAGTGAAATAATGGGTGGTCTAAATACTCTGTATGACATGAAATACTTTTATCATAATTTAGATCACTCATATTATTCATAAAAAAGAATCCCTTGGTATGATTATTTATTACTGAATGAATTCTATTGGATTCAAACATAGTCTCCCACCCAGTCCAAATAAATTTGATTCCTGCTTCTTTGCAATATTTATCAAAAATATTAATCATGCAGTATGTGTCAAATACCTGATCCTCAACGGAATTTACTTCATCAAAATCATGAGGGGCTTTCGATATAACTTTATTATTATTTTTTAAAATCATAGAGTTAAATGGTCCAGCAACTTCACGATTAGATTTAAAAAAATTTATTTCGGGGACAGCAAAATGCTCAGATCTTCTTAATGGGAAGCAGGCAAATACAGCTTTCGGCTTTCCAAACTGCTCTATATACGCAATTGCTTTAAGTATTGCGCCCTTTGCGCTATCACCGTTAAAGCCTAGATTAACAACATTAGATTTATGTAGTTTTGCAATCTGAGCTGGCCAAGTAAATTCTTCTGGCAGTGAGTAACCGAATGTTTGAGAGCAGCCAATTGCAATAAAATCTTCTTCTCCATTAACGTCTGGTCCTCTAAATCCAATATTGTTAAATCTGTATTCAATATCTACTTTTTCACCCAAGTGCTCGTATTGATGTTTATCTATCTCCTTAAAATCATTTTTAGCTGCAAGCACAGACATTTCTTTTTTATCATAATCGTTTAAAAAATTTTTAATATACGGGGAGTGCAGAGTTTTTTTATTTTCACGAGAATCATAATAAATTTCATTATCATCAGGGTTTTGAATGGAATAATCTCCATACCTGCTTCTTTCTATTAAACTTCTAAATGCAGAAAGAGCAACATAAACCATTGGGTCTGAACTCCAAGATGCCGATGTAATGTTTTTTTTATTTAAATCCACTTAGTCTCCCCTCAATATCTTAAAATTATATTCATTTTCCCATGCAATTATATCAGGTTCATCATTTAATAATGGTTGGCCCTTTATGTTTAAGCTTGTATTTAAAAGTACTGGTACTCCAGTTTCTAGATAAAACTTATTTAAAACCCTGTAAAGACCTCTATGCTGATCTCTATTTACTGTTTGAACCCTTGATGTTCCATCTGCATGCACAACCGATGGAATCTTATCTGGCTTTAAACACTTAACAGTATACTGCATATATGGGCTTGGGAAATCCATGTCAAACCACTCTGATGCATATTCTTCCATTACTACTGGAGCAAATGGCCTAAACAATTCCCTTTGTTTGATTAAGTTAACTTTGTTTTTAATATCTGGATCTCTTGGGTCTGCCAGTATTGATCTGTTTCCTAAAGCCCTTGGGCCATATTCAGCTCTTCCTGTTGCCACCGCCACAATTCCATCCTTTAATATTCCATCAACAATTTTCTGAACTGGATACTCTCCGCCTAAATCATATCCTAGGTAAGGGTTTTTCCAGCTAATGTGCTTTCCATACAGTGCTGCTGCTGCTCCTAAAGAGCTACCAGCATCTCCTGGATTTGGCATAATCCACACCATGTTAAATATATTCCAAAGAATTGTGTTTGCAGATGAATTAAGCGCACACCCTCCCATGAACACCAAATTACTTTTGCCAGTAACCGAATGGGCCATGTGCATAAAATCATTTAGCCTCTGCTGATAAACCATTTGCACTGCTGCAGCTATATCAAACCTGTCTTGCTCAGTAATTACAATTCCCCAGTCATCTATACCTTTGTGAAAATTATATTTTTGTTTTGAGTATGATGGAAAATACTCATTAACCTCTTTATAATATCTTCTCCAGTCTCCATAGGCTGCCATACCCATCATTATGTACTCTTCTTGGTTTGGCATAAGCCCAATTAGTTTTGTAAATGCAGAATAGAATAAACCAAAACTAACTGGATAGTTCTGCTTATACTTTAATCTAATTTTATCTCCTTCTCCAACCCAAATTGTGGAGGTATTGTATTCACCTATTGCATCAAGCACAACAATACATGCATCATTAAATTTACTTGTATAGTATCCAGCACAGGCATGAGAGTAGTGATGATTAAAGTATTTAATTGGAAGATTCATTGGAATGTTGGGCTTCCAGTCGGCTGATCCACCTCTTAATAGTATTCGTGATCTTTTGAGTTGGGGATGCTCATAGTATGCTATATGTGTTGGAGTGCCATAGTTAAGCATATCAAAATATATGTTTTTGTTGTTGTACCAATCATTTTTCTTTTTGCTATATCTTTCTGCATGCCCCGCAAAAAGTATTTCTCCATCTTTGATTAAGGATATTGAAGCGTCGTGAGATGTTTCGTTAATTCCAAGAATTATCATTAGTAAATAAAGTCTTCCTTGTCTCTTTTAGGCTTTACTATTTTTTTTCTTATATAAGAATAAATTTTATAAACATAATACTCTATTTTAATTTTCATACGGATTAAACCTTTCAATATCTTCTATTGGTACAATACCCTTAGACTCTGCAATCTTAAATCCTTCTTCCGTAAAATTAAATGTAGCATTTAGATTTTCATCATATTCAACTTCCATAAGACCATTATTCATTAAATCAATAAGCTCTGAGTCTACATACTCTTTATGTGCCTGCCAAAGATCTGGCGCCAGAAGTGATGTTGTTTCCTCATTTAACTCAAATATTGCCTCACCATTTTCTGCAAAACCAACTATTCTTATGGCGCCGATATCTAAATAATGTTGAATTTTTAACATCATCTCTTCTTCATCATCAAAGTCATTAAACATTATTCCTCCTGTGCAACAAGTAGGACTTGAACCTACGATTACCGAATTATGAGTTCGGGGCTTTAACCGACTAAGCTATTGTTGCCTAGTCATATTATAGTATTTCATTGTCTATACTGTCAATAGTTTTTTCCACTATATCCTGTACATACTCAGAAAAATGTTTTCTTATGCTTCCTGGTGGCCTTTTACCAACAGATAGCCACACCCTTTTGTATTCATGAATGTTATCAAATGTAGTTGGGCATACAAGGGTGCCGTCATACTCCTTTAGCCTAGTAGGCAGTGGTACGTGCTTGCTGCAACATTTACATTGCTTTGCTTTTTCTTGGTATATACTCATACTATTTCCATTCCACTTATTGCATCAGAAAGATCTTTTGGCATTGCTGATGGGGCTTTAATTAAATTATGGCTTTCTTGAGATAAAGATTCCCTATACTGTTTTTTTACTGACGAATAGTCGTGTACCTCTATATCTCCAAATGCCGTTCTGGTCATGCTGATAGCATTATATATTGACCCGCACACAGCATCCGCCAAGTCTTTAGACCCCTTTCTAGGGTGATCTACCTTGTCCCTCATAATTCTTAACTCTAGTAACTCATCAACTAAAAGTGGAATATGCGGACCGTTTAATCTTTCTTCCATAACTACCATAGCCATATCATCATAATGTTTTTTTGCCACAGACAATGTTTCTGTGCTAATTCCGTACTGTCTTAATTGCTGCATCATATCGTGCGAGTTCCATCTGTCAAATGTGCATAGCCTAATATTAAAACCCCTGGACCTTAGTGATAATATATAGTCTCTGACTTCAGCAAAATCCACTGACTTATCCGAAGTTGGTGTCCAATACATAACTGCATCAACTTTAACAATTGGTGCTGGTTGAGAATGAGTATCTGTAACCTTTACACTCACCCACTTCTCAACATGAGCCATGGACACTGCACAATGGTCATGCTTTTGAGCTAAGTCAACATGTATAAAGTAGTCTTTATCATCTTGAGGAACAAACCACTCTTCAAATCTCCCAAATCCGTCTACGGCTAATGAAAGATCATTAAACGCCATTTCAATTTTTTCACGAGACTTAAAAAAAGCATCAATTGCTTCTGGTGGCATACAGGCAAATCTTCCTAGAGCATCAGTTACATCTCTATAAAAAGCAATCTTAAAGTCTTCTATGCTTCTTGTAGGATTAACTTCCCATGTTGGTCTACGTATTGCATAAACTCTAGGATATTTATAAGAAATTATCTGATCTTCATCCCAAAATATTTCAAACTCGTTGCCAACTGTATTGTCTGGCAGATCTGGATCTAGCTTAAACTTGTGAGACATCAATATTGTTTCTTTTTCTGATATTATTTCATCATATCTTTGCTGTATATAATCATTCTTAAATCTTGGAAAAGAAAGCAATATCACTTTACCGTAATCTGGAAAACGTGAGTCTACAGAGGCCCTGTACATATCATATATTCCGCTTGCGGTCTTAGCCTGATCATGCCCACTTGTGCTGTCCAAAGCAAATCCAGAGATTTCATCTAGAACAGCAACAAGAACGTTATACCCCTCAAACGCCTCTCTTTCGGAGTGTCCAGAATATACAGTAACATTTTTGTCAAACTTTATCTCAGAAGCTTTTTCAAAGTACT